TGTTAACCTGGCGAAGCGGCGAGGATTTTTACGTAGGCGACATGCCGACGGCAGAGATAATTTCAAACACGCAGGTGAGATTTGACCGCGGATTCCATAGCCCTAACTTCACTTTCATCCGCTGGACAGTAATAGAGTTTAAAAATGTCAGGAGCAAACAATCGGGTGAAGCATATAATTCTACGTCCGGACAAACGGATGTAACAATATCATCTGTAAATATAAGCAAATCAATATTGATAGGTACAATGCGACGGTATAGTTCGGATACAGCCTTAAGGTATGCAATGTATACTGTCGAGTTTGTGAGCAGCACGCAAATAAGGTTTACTTTCGAGGGCATAATGAATACTTATCTAGTTTGGCAAGTTGTGGAGTTTGATTAAAGGAGGATTATAAATATGATTCATTTGGCAGAATTAAATGAAAACAATGTTTGTATCGGTGTAAAAACTGTCATGTATATGATTGATGACGGTAAGCATGTTGAGATATCTTCTCCTGACTTTGAGTATTATGTTTGGCGAAAGTATGAAAATGGAGTATGGAGTGCAGAAAAATTTGAACCACCTAAACCTCTTGTAAATACTTATGACAGTATTGAACAACGCATAGCAGACATTGAAGCTGCTATAGCTGCTATATTAGGAGGTGCTGGTGTATGATGCCTGCATGGAAGAAGAATATATTTGTACGTGTGGTTAAACATAGGATGCAGGAAGAAGGAAGGACAGCAGAGGATATATTGACGGAATATCCGGCGTTGACTACTGATGAAAAAATGGAAATTTTAGCGGCTATATAAAAGGCAGCAAGGATTATTTATAGCACAAGAGAGCTTGAGCAATCGGGCTCTTTTTATTTTGTCTTATTTTGAAAAGGGAGTGATGTTATGGCTTATGAAGAATTCAAGTTTTTTATTTTTAAAAGTAGGAGTGAATGCAAATGCCCGAAATAACAACCGGTAATTTAATACTGCCATATATTTTGCCTTTTATATTAGTTGAAGGCGGATATAATCCAGAGCCGGGAATTGATACGGCAATAACTATACAATCTTGTAGGAATGTTGTTATATCAGATATTATTATTGAAGAAATAATGACTACTCCAGGCATAAGTATAGATGCAAGCAACGTCCATATAAAAGACAGTTGGATTAGTAATAAAGGTATAGCAATATATGCGACTAATCTTTCAAAAGTTACATCTAAAAACAATATTGGAATAAATAATATTATCGTTTTAAAAGCAAATAATGGCAGTTTTATATACAAAATAGGTGACCAACCATTTGGCGATATACAACAAGAAACAGAAACAGGTGGATATATTTTCTAAGGTGGTGATTTAATTGACCGTACAGGAAATTTTGAATGAAATAGATACCAGATATCCCAATACAATTTCAAATGCAATTAAAATTGGATGGATGAATTTAATTCTAAAACAAATATATAAACATATACCTAGCGAACATACTTATACATTTACTACAGTTGCAAATCAGGCATTATATACTTTACCAGATTATATTAAAATAGAAAATATAACTAATCCAATACTTATTACCACAAGTGATACTATAATTGATACTGATACTACTTTTCATAAGTATTATTATGCTGGAGTAATTGACACTATAGAAGGCAACTTTGGCAATAAATTATCAGGATACAGATTCTACAGCGCAACTTATAATGGATTAAATCAGATAGGTATATATCCAGTACCTACAGAAACAGGACTTGTAGGCAAGTTTGTTTATAAAAAATATCCTACAACTTTAAGCGAAGAAAATTTATCGGCGGAGCCAGATATTCAAGAAGAATGGCAAGAAATACTTATTTATGAATGCATAATAAAAGCTGCATTATCAGGAAATAATCCCGATACTGATATAGCTAATATATATATACCGTTAAGAAATGCTATTATGCGGGATATAATAGATGTTAAATATCAGAAAGAGCCAGAATATAAATCAACAAGAGATGTAATGAAACGTGGTAGGTTTTCGACATATTATAATCGTGGCACTTCAAAAATCCGTACTCCTTACAATTAAAAGGAGGAAGCTACATGTATTATCCAATATTAAGGGCAATAAAATATAAAAGCGAGAGCATAATAACTACTCTAGGAGATGGAGTAAACACATACGGAACGCCATTAAGCATAAAGCCTTCCGAAGCACGGAAGGCTTTGAATTTATCTAGCAGAAAATTACCTGCATTATGTGTAAGGCAGGGCAGGACAGGATTTGCTTCAAGTATTACAACTCCTAATGCTATGGGTGAGCGGAATAATGAAAGACTTCATGTGCAAGATGGCACTGTGTGGAAGTATTGGAACGGCAGTTTATGGATAGATATCCAAACAGGCTTAACTTCTGCTAAAGGTAAAATACTTGATTTTGTAAGGGGCACAGACAGAAAAACTATTCTTATGAATGGAACGGATAAATATTCGTGGGATGGTACGACAATAACAAGCCTTACGCAAGCTCCTTCAACAAATAAGTTTACCGTACACAAAGGAAGAGTATATGCACTTGTAGGTACTACTATAAAGTTTAGTGCACTTAACAACATAGATGATTGGACTACGGTTAATGATGCAGGTGAGATTAATATAACAAATGCCAAAGGTTCAGGTACGGCAATTACTACTTATGGTGGTTATGTTATAGCTTTTACGGAATATTCTATGCACTTGCTTTATGGTACAGGGCCAACAAATTATGAGCTTGTTGAAGTCCCTGGAAATATTGGTTGTATAAGCGATAAATCAGTTATTATATGTAACAATACACTTTATTTTGTATCTTTTGACGGGATTTATGCATTTAAAGGCGGTGAGCCTGTTAAAATATCTCACAAAGTTGATGAATATTTTAAAAATATGAATTTAGCTTACAAAACTTCTATAGTTGCCGGTACCGTAGATAATGATTTGTATATCGCAATTCCTTCAACAGCGAGTTCTACAGGCAATGATTTGATTATAAGATATGATGTGCTTGAAGATAAATGGTATCCAGAGAACGGATATATTGTTGATTTTGTTACCATAGGTAATAAACTTTATGGCGTTGACAAAGATGGCAAAATATGGGATATGGTAAGCGGTACAAATGATGATGGAACGGCAATATCATGGTACTGGGAAAGTGCACCGAGATTTGTAAAACCTTCTGCTAAACAGACATTATCATGTTTATGGGTAACATACGATTTGCCTACTGGCAGTACTCTTGACATATATATAAGCAACAGCTTTGACAACGAAGATTGGGAGCTTGTTGATAGTCTTACAGCAGATGCCAACGAACAAAACAAAAAAGTTTTGATACCTATTTACAAAACAAACGATATTGTATGGTATAGGATAAAGTTTGTTGGTACTGGACAATGTACGATTCATTCATTAGAAGAAAAATATAGGATAAGGGAATGATAATATATGGCATTAGCACCGGAAAAGTTTAGAAGATTGAGCACAGTTGAAGATACTTTGAACGATATTATAAGAAAACTTAATTATGTTTTTGCTTATCTTGAGCTTGGGGATTCGGTAAATATAAGTGATAAATCAATAAAATCAAATCATATTGATTTTGGTATTAATTCAGAGCAAGTAAAAGCAAGCAATATACCAATAGTAGATTCAGCTTCGCAATATGTTGACGATGATGTAGAAGGAGCATTGGCGGAGGTAATGAACAAATTAGTAAATCAAACATTTCCTGAACATGATTTTGAAAAAATATTAGTATCCGACCCTGCCGAGTTTAGTGTATTAGATGGAGCTATAAGTGGATTAACAATAAGTAATCCGCCTACACAAGCGGAAGTGCGGGCATTACGTGACAAATGCGAAATGTTGGCGGATGATTGCAGAGCATTAAGAAATAAAGTCAAAGAGCTTATTGATGTTTTGCAAGGATATGGCTTGATATAAGGAGATGATATAATGGCAGAAACATATCTTGATAGCGTTAAGAAAAAAGTAGAAGAGGCAAAAGCAAGAAAACAGCAATATCAACAAATGTCTCAGGAAGAAAATATAAATGAGTTTTTGCAAGAAAAAGCAAAGTTGCAACAACCACAGACTATACAAACTATACAACAGCAGCCGATTGCTACGGCAACACCTACTTTGCAACAAACAACAACGGCTGTTACGCCTACGACAACAACTCCTACGAGTACAGGCATAAACATAGGAGCAAATATAGCATATGATGTTAATACCGGACAATGGAAGAATGTTACAACAGGGCAGATGTTTGCAACAGCACCCGCTGATTTAGACCCTACAATAGCTATGTTAAAGGGATATTATGCAGACCAGGAAAAGAGAGGCAATATACAGG